AACAATCCCGGCATCGATATGCAGGACGTGGCGCGCGGTGCGTTCGGAGGGCTGGCGTTCGCAAAGGCTGGTCAGTTGATTGGGCGGGCCACGCAGGGTGCTCCTCTTGCCGGTCGCGTATTCGCGCAAGGTGGCGGACAGGCGGCGACCAGCATTGCGCAGGACGCGACTGCTGTAGGATCTGGCGTGTCTGATCTCGACCCTGTCGGATCGGCGACCAAGGCGGGCGTTGCAGGCGCCGCCGGCATGGGTGGAGAACTCGTCGGCGCTGCGCTCGGCCCTGTTATTCGCCGCTTCATCACTGAGCCGCGCCTGTTCGACCGCGCAAACGGAACGCTCACACAGCAGGGCGCAGAAGCGGCACGCCGCGCAGGTCTCGACCCTGAGACATTCTCTCAACAGGTCGCGCAAGAGTTCTCCAAGGCGTTTGCCAAGACAGGCAATGCTGAAGGCGCGTTCAGGCAGGCAGCATCGAAAGAGGCAGGCATTCGCCGCACGACGGGCGAGCTCACGCAGGACACCAACCAGCTTTTGCGCGAGCAACAGATGCGCGGCGGCACCTACGGACCGCAGGCGCGCGAAATGGTGCGCGACTTCGACGAAATGCAGCGCGGGGATATCGTCAGGGCAACGCGTGGCGTGTCGCCTCCCGGCAGCGCAAACCCTACGATCCCGAGCCAAATCGCACCGGAGCGCAACTACCAGCTTGCCGCCGGGATCGACAAGATGCGGACAGGCGAGAACATCGCAGGTAACAACCGAACAGCATACAGCATCGCGAAGGATCAGGAGAAGCAGGCCTGGGACAACGTGCCGAGCGTCAAGGCAACGCCGGAAGCACTGGCCGAACTGAACACGTCAATTGCAACCAAGTTCGATGAAATCGCGCAGGCGTCCGGCCGACCGCTCGTCATCGACGAGGCACTGACGCCGGCTGCAACGCGCATGGCAAAGATGCTCGAGGAGTTCCAGGCAGGAAAGGCACCGGCCAAGGCGTCGAGCATCCTTCCAGACAACACGGTCGGTGACGTTGACACGATGCGCCGCCGATTGCTTGAGATCAGGAAGTCGGCAAAGGACGACACAGACGGCAGGGCGTCGCGCGCCGTCTACGACGCGTTCATCGATTGGCAGGTTGTGGCCGCTGAAAAGGCCGGAGATATCATCGCCGCTGCGAAGGCAAGAACGGCACGCGAAACGACGCGGCAGATTCACGAGATCTTCAAAGGACAACCGCAGACCCCGGCAGCGAACATTCTGAAGACCGTCTTCAAGACGGCCGACACGCCGGAAGGCGTCGTCAACGCGCTCTTCACCGGGCCGACGTCGGAGATCAAGGGCGGATCGCTCCAGGCCCTTCGCCAGTTGAAGCAGGCCTATGACACGTACTTGGAGCCGGCAGCGGCTCAGACCGCCTGGAACGACATACGCCTTGCCTACTGGATTAAAATGACGTCCGACCGTGGAAACGAAGCGAAGAACCCGGCCGCGCTAGCGAGCTCTATAAAGGCCATGTTCGGGACGCAAGGGTCTGTTGCGCGCGAACTCTACACGCCTGCCGAGATTGCATCTATGCGGCGGCTCGCGGTCGCAATGGACGATATCAAACGCAAGAACCCGAACACGTCATGGAGCGCGATCGGAGTCGGCGCGCTGATGCGCGACGTTGGAAGCGCCGCGCTCAAGATGATCGGCTGGGATAGCGTCTTGGGCCGCACGGTTGCGGGCACAGCCGCAAAACCGTTTGTCAATCAGTTGGGCAAGGTCCAAGCAGGGCGCGCAACGGGGGGGCTCGGCGGGGCTCAGCTCCCATCTGGTCCCGCACCATCCCTCGGCGGCTACGGCGGCGCGCTCGGAAGCCAGTCACAGCAATAGCGTCTTCGTCCAGATCACCGCGATCTTGAACAAGATCAGGACGGCAACGACGAACACGATGGCGGCGGCTCGTTTCATGGCCACGCCATAACTGATTCACGTCTCCCAGTCCCGCGTACCTCAAACCATATCCACTGGACCAACATCATGGATGTGAAAAAGGAACAGGCGGCATCGGCGTATGCGGCAGCCGCTCGCGTTGTCTTTGGCGAGTACGCTCGGACCGAATAGGAAAAAAATGCCACAAGATTCCGGCTTTATCTTCTCCCCCGCATTCCGCGTGGTGGATGCGTCGATCAATGCCGTTGCCGGCGGAACGCTTGAGTTCTACGCCGCAGGCACCTCGACGCCGCTCAACGTCTATTCCGATTCGACGCTGAGCACGTCGCTCGGCTCGATCGTTTACCTCGATTCGGCCGGGCATCCTGTCTCTGCTCAAGGCGGCTCAACGAAAGTCGTCATCTATACCGGCAGCGCGCTCGTGAAGATGATCGTGAAGANTTCCAGCGCGGCGACCGTCGCGACTTATGACAACCTCAAATGCACCGAGGACACCAGCGCTTTCAGCGGGGCTGGGACAGGCTCCGGCATTGAAGGCGTGCTTGCCAAGGCCACAGATTACACGATCATCGAGGCAAATGACGGTTACTGGATCGATGCCGATCCGACCGGCGGCGCGTTCACGGTTACGTTTCCAGGGGCTTCGGACGTGGGAGACGGTTTTGCGTTCGGCATCCGACACGCGGGCACGACAACAACCAACGCGGTTAAGTTCACGACGGTCTCAGCTCAGACCATATCAATGGACGGCACCACGACTACGGCGGGTGCCCTCACAGGTGGCGGCGAGGCGATCTGGTTCGTGAGCAACGGCGCCAACTGGCGCGCGATCTCGCACACCCCGCCAAAACTCGTTTCGACCATTCCTATCCCCGTGATCGATCGCCTGTCGACGGCGCCAGCTACGCCCGTAGCAGGCGGTTATTACATCGTCAGTGGAACGCCTACAGGCGATTGGGCAACGGCAGGCTATGCCGAGCACGATCTGCTGAGAGCGACAGGCGCCGGCAGCTATCATCGGTTCACACCCGCTACGGATTGCGGGTGGGTGGCGTATATCCAAGACGAGAACGTCAACTATCAGTTTCAGGGCTCGGCCTGGGTGGCGATGTCCAACATCACAGCGCCGCCGACGACGACCGTCAAAAGCGCGATATTCCAACACCAGCAGGCGAACGGCACGAACGGCGGTGCGAACACTAGCGGCAGCCGACAGACATACACTCTGAACACCTTTGTTAACTCGGATGCATCAAACGTCATCACGGGCGCAACGCTGGCGACGAACACGATCAGCGATTTGCCTGTGGGACGGTATCGCGTTTCTGGTTGGGCCGTTTTCGTCGGCACTGACTCGACGCAGCTCTATTTCCGCAACTCGACGACGGCAACCGACGAAGTCCTCGGCAGCGTCCACACGATTTCAAGCNGCANTGCGCTGCGAGGAACCGCGTTCATCGAAGGTGAATTTACCGTTGCAACGGCGACGGACGACTACGTTTTGCAATATAGGACCGNCAATAACTTCGGCGTGATAGGATTGGGCGAGCCGTCGTCGTTCTCCGATGGCGTAGAGGTTTACGGCGAACTTATCATAACTGAGCTTGTCGCCTACCAAGGCCCGACCGGCGCCCAAGGCCCGCAGGGAACGCTAAACGCAGGCCTGACGCTGGCAACAACGCTGGCAAACGGTGCCAACAGCAACGTTGCCATAACGTCATCCGGCACCTATTACGGCAAACTGCGGATCACCGGGCCGACCGGGGCGTTTTCGGTCAGCGGTTTTGCGGCTCCAGTGTCAGACAATTATCGGCTGTGTGTGTTCTACCCCGGGCAGCCAAACCATGACGCTGACCAACGAGGCCACCTCGACGGCGGCCAATCGCATCCTCACCATGACGGGCGCTGATGTGGCGCTTACAGGCCCGTGCATGATAGAATTCACATATGATACCACGAGCGCCAGATGGATCTATCACAACACCTAGGCGAGCTATCGAAGATCGCGCCGAGAAGTTTTGATAGGCAACTGATCGAGTTCCTGATTGCTGCTACGCAAAGCGGGCAACGGCCGCTCGTGATCACGCAACACGACGACAGCGGAACGCGGCGCGAGGTAGAAGAACTGCGCGCCTTGGTGACAGAACTTTCCGCCTCACTTGCTCAATCCAACGCGCAGTTGCTCAAGATTTGCCGGGCACTTGATGACCGCATCTCTTCGTATGCGGTGAAGGTTGAAAAGGCGGCTTAGTTTTGTGAGTTGTGCCAGCGTAGCAACAAATGCAGCGGCAACAGATGAACATCTCAGACCGAGGCCTCGACCTCATAAAGGAATTCGAGGGATATCTCCGGCCGACAAAGGATGGTGGGTGCATCGCTTACAGGTGTCCGGCTGGGGTATGGAGTTTGGGATGGGGCTGCACCAAGGGTATCAAGCCAGGCATGACCTGGACGCGGCAGCAGGCGACGGAAGGCCTACGTCGCGAGATTGCCGAGTGCGAAGCGGCGGTCACCAGACTTGCCACGGTTCCGATCAACCAACACCAGTTCGATGCGCTGGTATCGTTTGCATACAACTGCGGTATCGGCGCGCTCGGTAAGTCCACCATTCTGCGAAGGCTCAACAAGGGCCACTATGACGCTGCCGCCGACGCTCTCATGATGTGGGACAAGGCGCGGGTTAACGGCCGGATGACGGTGCTTCGTGGTCTCACGCGCCGGCGCGCGGCAGAGAAAGCCCTATTCCTGACTCCAATCGAGGAAGCCGAACCGGAGCCTATGCCGCAGGCTGTAGAGCCTCCCGCAACGCCGATCGTCACGCCGACCAACGTGGGGGCCGGGCTAGGTCTTGGCACTGGCGCGACGTTCCTGGCTGATCCTGTTGGAACGTCGTCGATGCTGGTGGCCGTCAAGGGCAACGCCGGCCAACTACTCACGGGCGTGAACCTCCGCAGCGTGATCGTCCCGCTACTCATCTTGGCTGCGTTCGGGGTTGCCGCTTGGATCTTAGGGAGGAAGTGACATGTCACTAATGGACGGAATAAGCCCTGCCGACTACATGCTTGGACGAACGCAGGTCAACAGGCTTTTGGGAGATACCGGCGGCATCATGCCAGCCGTGCCGAACAGACTTTTCGCAATGCACAATTCGCAGGGCGGAGACGTAAACTCACAACGGCAGATGCAGCCAACCCTACCGCCAGCGGACGGCACAAATAGCCCGTGGAAGGGCGACTGGCTTCGGCAGGCGGAAGAATTCGGGCGCGGCAGGCCTCCAGAGCCGCCAATGTGGAGCCACCAGCTCCCTCAGAGCAGCCCCTACTACGACCCAAGACACGGCTTTTCCAACCCGGAATATGATGCTCGCGCGCTGCAGGATCGGATGGAGTTGGAGCAGGCTTATCCGGGATGGAACGCCGCACGAGATCGAGCGATGCGATCTTTGGATGATGCGCTCAATAGCAACAAGGTTCCTGGCATCGATGTCCAGCGCATAGAAGACCCGCGGAGGCGGTAACGCGATGTTTGACCTGATGAAGATTGCCAGACTTGGCCTCATCGCTGCCGGGGCACTCGCCGCATGGGGCGCGTGGCTGTGGCAACACGATAGCAAAGTGAAGGAGTCAGTGCGCGTCGAAACCAGAAAGGCAAACGATGCGGCTGTCAAAACATCTGACCGCGTGCGGGCTCGCGCTAC